CTTAGAGATTATGATAATCCGATACAAAGTTATCGAGACTATTACCATTTAGATAAGGCAACCTTTGCAGCTTGGTCTCACCGAGACAAACCACATTGGTGGAATGAAGATTATGCCGACTACGAAAAAAGGATAACTCGTGTATAAATTTAACGAAGATTTAATTCAGACTAGACTAAAAAATTATATAGATAGTACATATGACCAGCATTATGCTCAAGCAAAGACTCAAACTACAGAGATAGTATTTGAGAATGGGCATGGAGAAGGTTTTTGTATTGGTAATATAATCAAATATGCACAGCGTTTTGGAAAGAAAGATGGCAAGAATGAGAAAGACTTATATAAAGTTATTCACTATGCAATTATTTTATTAGGCGCTATGCATGAAGAAGAACTCAAAGAGTTAAATAACTATCATTTGGACTTAAAAAATGATTAATTGGGTATTCGGATGGATAAGCATTGACTATTTAATTCACAAAGGAGTGATAAAAGATGCCAGTTAGAAAGAAAAGAGAAGAAAAACTCTCAGAAGCAAACATAAATAAAGTAATAGAACTACTTGCTAGTGAAAAACCTATTACAAAGAAAGAGGCGTGTGAGATACTACATATTGCATACAATACAACTCGTCTCAACAAGATCATAGCAGATCATCAAGAAACATTAGAATTTCGTGCTAAAAGAAAAGCACAAAACAAAGGCAAGGGCGTAACCGAAGCAGAAAAAGTCTCTATAGTAAAACATTACTTAGAAGGGGCAAATGTATCTGATATTGCAAAAGCACTTTATCGTTCCCCTGCTTTTATTAAAGCCGTTATTGAACGGATGGGAGTACCACAAAAATTACCAGATACCGATTATCAAGGAATAAGAGAGTCTATGATTCCAGAACCTTGTGTATCAGAGGAGTTTGAGGCAGGTGAAAGGGTGTGGTCAGCACGAGGCAATTGTATTGCTGTAGTGCAAAAAGAACTTAAAAGTACTCAAACAAATTATGAAGAAAAATATGGAAGTAAAATGTACCATATTTGGGAAATTCAAATGGCAGAGTGTGAATCGCCATACTTCGGATTAATACGCAATGCAGGGCATAATGCTACTCGACTTGCTTATGATTTAGGAAGTTTAAAACACTTACAACAATATTTATGAAATACTTTATAGCTTTTTATATTGCAGGCTGGGTACTTAGTTTAGTAAGATTATATTATCCTTCAATTAAATTTCTAAAGAGATTTAAAATTGAGAGTATACTTGTAGAACGAGAGTATTTAGGATGGTTTGTAGCAATAATAGGATTTGGCGTAGCCACTCCACTTACCTTACCTATAGCCTTATCTGATAAGCTATCAAAAGAATTTATAGTTGCATTTTGCGACAGAGCCTTAAGATAAAAATATGGCATACAGTAAAGAAGTAGTAGATAGATTCGAGGGAGTACTAAACTCACCAAAACAATTTTCAGTAGGAAGATACGACCCAAAAGACCCAACAGTCGCAACGGGTATGCAAGGTGCTCCCGCTTGTGGAGATGTCATGAAACTACAATTAAGAATAGACCCCGGCAACAATCGGATTATGGGCGTTAAGTTTAAAACCTATGGATGTGGAAGTGCAATTGCATCTTCCTCTATGTTTGTAGATATGTTGCAAGGACTGACAATTGAAGAAGCAAAACTAATTAAAGACAAAGATATTGCAGACGCTTTAAATCTTCCACCAATTAAACTACACTGCTCAGTATTAGCAGAAGGAAGTATAAAAGCAGCAATCGAAGACTGGGAGAACAAAAGAAAATGTTAGATTTTTTATTTCAAGTCCCTTTTATGCTATTTGAATTTTTATTTAATTTAGTTGTATGGGCAGGATTATTTTATTATGGTTATATCTTTGGCAGAGATACTTATAATAGGTACAAAGACGGAGACTATGATAAATTTTTTAAATCATAAGGGAAAATTATGAGTTATTTATTAGAAGCACTAATCAAAAAGTTAGAAGGTGAAATTGCAGTCGCACTTGCAAATATCAGAGTCTATGAGAAAATGGCGGCTGGTATTGGAGAGCATCCAGATGTAGTAGAGGCTATCGAAACACAGATAGAAAAAGTCGCTGCAGCAGAAGAAAAGATTGAAATGATTATTAAGTATTTTTCAAAATAGGAAGTCCTATAAGATACCGAAAAATACTTCTTGACAATTGGTTTCAATTTCATTATAATATATTTATATTAAAAAAAGGATATACATGAGTGACAGATTTTACATGCAACAATTCGACCGAACAGGTTGGAAACCCATGTGGAACGGCGAATGGATCCAATCAAAACACAGGAGAAAAAACATGGCTTGGACAGATGAATCTAAAGCACAGGCAGTTGAAATGTATCAGGAAAGCGAACCTACCCCTGAAACATCAATGGAGATAGTCAAGGAAATTGCAGACGAACTTGGCGAATCACCAAATGGGGTTCGAATGATATTGACCAAAGCAGGCGTTTATGTAAGAAAAACTCCAGCAGCTAAATCCTCAGGTGGATCTAGTGGCGGTAGTGGACGAGTATCAGTAGCTGATGCTCAAGCAAGTCTTACTTCTGCGCTTTCAGACGCAGGTCAAGAAGTTGATGAAGCTATCATCAGTAAACTAACTGGTAAAGCAGCAGTATACTTCAAAGGCGTTGTAGAAGCATTAAATAATTAAGTAGTTGTAACTTAAGTTTAGCCAAGGCATTGCAAAATGTCTTGGTTTTTTGCATTCTTTTTAAGTGACCTCCCAATTTAACAATTCAAAAGAGTTTTTGTTAGATTAAATTGGAGAAATAATGAAAAAAGAAGAGCTTAAAAAGAGACTCGAAGAATCTGGGGATGCTATAATTACTTATAGAAGTCAAAATTCAAGAAAATTAAAATATAATGTTTGCACAAGTGACTTTTCTACAGAATACATTCGTCAGAAAAGAAACAGAGCAAAAGAAGGACAGCACACAGTTTTGCTATTTTGTTGGGACACGGATTCTTATAGAATACTTGTGCCTGAAAATGTAACAAGTGTTGTTCCTCTCAACCGAGTAATTAAAAATGATTGACCTAGATTCTCCAGCACCTTACGAAAAGATAATACAACAAACAGAAGATGAACAGATACGACTAGTAGTAAATGTATTTCGTGGAACTGAGTATTTATCATTACGAAAGTATTATTTAGACTTTGATGAAGAGTGGTTGCCAAGTAGAAATGGAATCACTATGCCTATTGACTTTGATAATACGAGAAACTTATTTGAAGGACTAGTCGATATTCTTTCACTAGCAGAAAGCAAATCAGTTTTAGAGGAACAATTCAAAGAACAACTCGATGAGATATACCTACCTTAAAATAATTCTTGACAACACCTTATAAATTTAGTATAATATACTTATGAAAAATTTACAAGGATTAATAAATCAAGCACGGATTGCCTACTACAATGGTAAACCATTTATGTCAGACGAAGTGTATGACAGACTAGAATCCCAGCTTGATGTATTAAATGATACGGTCGGGGCAGAAGTGGATGCACGATCAATAAGATGGGCACACGCCTTCCCAATGTATTCTTTACAAAAGGCGTACACTGTAGATCAACAACCAGATTATGGAAGTGAGCCTGTAGTGGTAACACCAAAACTAGATGGAGCAGCAGTAAGTCTCCAATATATTCGAGGCAAACTATCAGTTGCCTTAACACGAGGCGACGGTAAAGAAGGTCTCGACATCACAGACAAAATGAGGCATTTAGTTCCTCAAATTCTATTACCCTGTATAGATAAACCAATAATACAAATCACTGGAGAAGTGGTTGCAGATAAAGGTATTGACAACGCAAGAAACTATGCAGCGGGTGCACTAAATTTAAAAGATATTAATGAGTTCATAGACCGTAGTAAGTTTATGGAATTTATTGCCTATGGTATGCAACCTTACCATTCAGATGACTATATAGACGATATGGAGTTTCTGAATCAGTGTGGATTTGAGACAGCCATTGACAGTAATTATGCTATGTTTCCACAAGATGGAGATGTATGGAGAGTCATAAGTAACAAAGCTTTCGAAAAGTTAGGTTATACTTCTCATCATCCTCGTGGAGCATTTGCCAAGAAAACCAAACCTTCAGGAGTAGTAACAAAACTACTTGATGTTGTGTGGCAAGTTGGTAAATCGGGAAATGTTTCCCCAGTAGCAATTCTAGAACCCATTGATATAAATGGAGCGACAGTAAGTAGAGCAACTCTACATAATATAGCAGTCATTGAAGGTCTTGGACTTGAAATTGGTTGCTCTGTTGAAGTAATAAGAGCAGGGGAAATTATTCCTCAAGTAGTAGCGAGAGTAGATTAATGTTAGTAGAAATATTTGGAAAAGATAATTGCCCATACTGTGATAAAGCGAAAGCACTTGCAGAAAGAGTAGGACACGAAGTTATTTATAAACAGTTAGGACAACACTTTGAAATGAGTTTCATTGCAGAAGAATTTCCTGAGGCACGAACATTTCCACAGATAAAAGTGAATGGAAATTATTGCGGAGGGTATACAGACTACGAAACCTTAGTAGGAAAACTATAATGTATCTAGCAATGGAATGTGAAAAATGTGGCAAACCTAAATACGATTGTGTATGTAATCATAAAGAAGAATATCATACATATATGCGAGAAGGTAGAGCAGCAAAAGTAATTCGATACCATGATGATAACATCTGGGGTTGCGAATACTATGAAAATCAGCTTGTAGATGGAATGCAGCAAAGAGTATTTATTGCAGAAGAAAAGTACCCAAATCATAATGAACATTGGGCAGAAGATTGTGCAGATAACTACGTTTTTGGAATAAAGAATTTTGAAGAAAATCAAACTCAGACGGGCTAATCCTATGCCCGAAAAACCATGTAGGGATTGTAGATTCTATGATCCCGTGCATGATATAACACCAAAACTTACTGAAGGATGGTGTCGAGTAGGCGAGCACATTGGATTTGTGCTTTCAGAGGAAACCTGTGAAAAATGGGAAGTAAAATAATAGAGTGGTTATGTCCACCGAAAAAGAAGAAACAAACAAAACCAATGACGAAATCAGAACAAATGAACCATGAAACAAGACAAGCATTTTTGCGTGGTCGTAAATTAATGGAGAATAAAATCACTCATAGAGAGTGGATGGCTCGACAAGGTAAATCACAAACAGAATGAGTACACAACCTGAATTAAATTTTAGAAATGGTGCAAGAGACGCAACACCTGAAGAAATAGAGGAGTGGATAAATGAAGCTCCTAGCTATGAAGAAACAGTTAAGAATGTCTTAACTACAGTAGCGCTTGGCTCAATGTTTCAAATATCTTCTGTAGCATTTATGATATTTGCTTTTTATATAATTGATAAAGGACTATGAGTTCAGAAGTAG